CGGATGGTGCCGGTAATCCAGGAACAGGACCTAACCCTAATATTACTTCCTCATTAAACTTATTCTGCAAGATTATCGGTATAACAGATGCTATTGTTGCAGAAGCCGAACAAAATGCTTTCTTTGATCCTAAATTCTTTGAGAGTGCCAACCTATACATATACATTGACCCAAATACAAACTATCCTGTGATAGGTAGTTATTATTTTAGTGGTGATGGTGAACCTCCAAATGGTGGACCACTCGTCGGTGCTGGTATAAGCTTCCCTACTGGTATGACAGATGGACAATACTATCTACGCATAGATTATTTCCCAGAACGTTTATTCCAGAAACAAGGACCGGTATATAAACTAATACAAGAGAATGTATTGAAAAATTGGACTGCTTACAATCGTGTGCTTGATACATTTATTGACAACAATCGCGATACTATATTATCAGACGGTACTGTTGTTCCAGAAAAGACTGCTGTATCAGAAGTTGTGAAACAAAAGGTAGATTTATATGCTGGCAGAAAGAAGAAAGTCACTGCTGCTGAAACTGCTAGATCTAAAATTGCTGACGATAGAGCAGCAAAGAAAGGTAACTAATGATAGTCTATAGACATATCTGTACAATCAATAATAAATGTTATGTCGGGTTAACAGTGAAAACTATGGAAGCGAGATGGGTCGAACATATATCTGATGCAAGAAGAAATAAAAGACGAAAGTTCTTTGCTGCTCTAAATAAGCATGGCACAGAAAATTGGATACATGAAATTCTGTTCGAATCAGATATCGAAGATGAAATTCTAAATAAAGAAGTCGAATTTATAGAAAAATTTGATTCGATTAAGAATGGGTATAATACATCAAAAGATAGATTTAGAACAGGTATTAGACATAAACCCGAATCTATAGAAAAAATGAAAGAATCACAGAAAGCTGCTCATGCTCGTAGAAGAGAAACAAACGGTGGTACAGAAACTACCGAGAAACATAAATCACATAAGTCCGGGTGGACTCATCCTAATAAGGGTGGGGAAAATAAAAAATGGGATAATAAAGGTGTAAGAACATGGAAATTAATAAATGGTGTTCGCACCTGGTTCAACAAGGAGGCGACAGTTTAATACTGTCGGTTGGATATCGACTTTTTTTATGACGGCCAGACGCGCCGATACTTATTACAGTTTATGCGGATCTTCTCTGACATAAAGGTTAGGAATGGTCCAGACGCAAATGGATTATATACAATTCAGCGTGTACCTATTATGTATGGCGATCCATCATCTATGGTGGCTCAATTGATTAAGGGTGCAAGTGAAAACACAATGCTACCTGTACCTATGTTTAGTGCATATATCGATGGTATAAAGATGAACGAGAAGCGTCGTCAAGATCCACAATTCGTCGGTAAGGTATCTGTTATGGAAAGACAATACGATGCTCTTACACAAACATACGGGACTGGACCTGGTGTTCGACAGGATGTAGAAAGGTATATGCCTGTGCCATATGATTTCACATTTAAGTTAGATGTATGGACAACCAATACGATTACTAAATTACAAATTTTAGAACAGATTCAAATGATATTTAATCCATCTATACAATTACAACAGAATAGTAATATATTAGACTGGACAAGTATATTTGAAGTATGGATGGAAGATTTTACTTGGACAAATCGTAGTATTCCACAAGGTGGAGCAGAAGAACGCGATGTAATGAGCTTCAAGTTTAAGATAGAAGGGTGGATAAATCCGCCTGCTAAACTTAAGAGAAGTGGTATTATTGCTGAGATTGTTACAAGAGTGTTTAGTAGCAACGATGTACAAAACATAGCAGGACAGTTAGATGGCACATATGATCCATTTACTTCGTTGGGCCCAATTGATATACAGATTGTTACAACTGAGGGTGACTATAAAATCTCTGTTGCAAGAAATAGCATAACTGGCGATGACGAGATCACATTATTGAATGCAAATGGGCAGATAGATCCTACACTAAACTGGCAAAAACTTATAGAAATCTATGGGCAAATTAGCCCTAATATCACTAAAATAAGGCTAAAATTAGACCCTAACCTAGATGTTAGCGATGCTGACATTATAGGTGGTATCGTACAAGATCCTATACGTCAAAACGTGCTGTTATTCACTCCCGACATTGACACACTTCCTGCTAATACTATTTTGCCTATCTTAGAAATTATAGATCCGACAGAGGTTACGCCCGGAAATGGATTACCGACTCCCTTAGCTGGACAAAGATATTTACTAACATCACATAATAGCGAAGGTGAAGAACCTGCTATTCCACCGGGTGTCCCATTTAGTCCGTGGGGTCAAGATGTTGTAGCATATCCAAATGATATTATTGAATATAATGGTATTAGTTGGGTTGTAATATTTGATTCTAAAAACTCCACTGGTAAAAACTACGTGGTAAATAACACGAACTCGACGCAGTATACTTTCGATGCTGCGACCAAGGAGTGGACATATACTTACTATGGTGTCTATCAACCGGGCTATTGGCGCATAGACAATATTATATCGGCGCCAGATGGAACCACAATTAACAATTACGAATAAAATGGGTGTAGGAACACTAATAGTTTCTACTAAAACCTCACGAATATTGTTAAACCTACGTGCTCCACATAAGACACATCCAATGCAGTGGTCTTTATTTGGCGGTATGGTAGAAGAAGGTGAACAACCTAAAGAAGCATTAATGCGCGAATTGACGGAGGAGATGGGTTTTATTCCGGATATCGAAAAGATTTATCCGTTCGATATCTATCATAGCAAGGATAAACACTTTCGCTACGTTAGCTTTGTGTGTATAGTGGTGGACGAATTTGTGCCAGAACTAAATAATGAAAGTTGCGGCTATTGTTGGATAGATTTAGGTGAGTGGCCAAAACCAATGCACCAGGGCGCTAAGATAAGTTTCTGTAATAACAAGGCTATTGAAAAGATTCGGCTTATACTAAGCCAACACGTTACCGTCTAACTTCGTAGGCAATCTCGAAGTCCGAACAATCATAAATCATCTGAGGTGTTAGACGTTTATATTTCTGACACATTGCTTCGAAGTTAGCAAAACATTCCAAATAGTCTGGATCTGCCTGTAGGGCATCTCTAACAAGTTCGACACAACTAAGTGCTTTATCTTGTTGTAAATCAAATAATGTATCATACGGTTTACCTACATCTGATTTGGCTGTATCTAATACACGAGTCCAGTCGTCGATATGCATATGCTTAGGCTTTAATAGAACAATACTATTCACTGCCATTACTTCATCAAATTCAGCATATTGCACACCGGCACCTACAGCTTCTACAAACCTAAAATCTTTATTGTTTATTACAGTATCTTCTAGATTCATTAGTGCGTGACCCCAGTATCCAAATTTTCCTCTTAAGAAGAAATCGGCTATCCCAATCATATAGGAAGATAGATGATTATTATTACGTGTCAGAATAATATAATAATTCGGAACTAACAGAGTATTGAGCTGTGCTTTTTCTTCTACGGTAAGTGGATCCTTTAATTCCCAATTAATCTTACCAGTTAAGACTGCTACCGCACTTGTAATTTTCTGAATTATATTCATCTCACTCTCCGTAGATTTATGTAGTTACATTAATTGCTAACCAATTTTCGTTCACATAAACATATAACTTACCATTTGTATTATCAATTGCCATCGGGGTTTTACCAGGTATATTAACTGGTGTGTCTGTCGGAACACCAGCACAGTTCGGAATATAGAAGAAATCGTTCATTGCAACTAAATCCTTAATTGCTTCAATTAATACCGCTGTTAATACTGAGTAATTAATACCAAGCATACCATTAGCATTAGCAGAAACTACTTCAGGTATAATACGTTGTACCTCTTGTGCAATTAAACCAATTGATGTTTGATTTCCATCAATCATTTCATACTTGTGTCCGGTCATCTTAAGAACATCGATTAGACCATAACCCAGCGGTCGTATATTTGTTTTAGCTCTTTCATCTGACAGAGAATTATGAACAGTTGCCGATAATGTACCTGTTGAGGGATCAAATGTTAATTTAGTAGAACTTGTCTTTAATGTACTTAATGTTCCAGATGTGGCAGTTAATATAGCAGGATAATATGTTGCACTTGTAGTTGTATCGTCTGAAATTGTTGCACTGCCTGTAGCACCGGTTAATCCGGTTGCTCCTGTAATACCTGTTGCTCCTGTTACACCGGTTGCTCCTGTTACTCCTGTAGCACCTGTTGCTCCTGTTACACCGGTTGCACCGGTTGCACCGGTTGTTCCTACGCCTGTAGCACCGGTTAAGCCGGTGGCTCCGGTTGCTCCTGTTACGCCGGTGGCACCAGTTAATCCGGTTGCTCCTGTTACACCGGTTGCTCCTGTTACGCCGGTGGCACCCACTGGGCCAGTGGCACCTGTTACGCCGGTTGCACCGGTCGCCCCAGTACCT